GTCAATGAAAGCATGAATACTGTCACGCTTACCATTGATATACATAAAGATCTTGTGATACTTACGACCAGAGGAATCTAGTTGAAAAGTATATTCATAACCAACAGAAGTGGGAGCACGCTCTGTGAGAGTGTCGCACAAGATTAAACTCCACTTTGTTACATTCAGTTGGTTGGTGTTGCGTGCATCTTGTTGTGCAGCAAACTCAGCGAGAGTAGCAGTCATGAGTGTTGAACCCTTACACTATAAGGACAGTTCCAATGGACCTAACTTTAACTGCCCTTGCTTCCCGCCATTGCTTCAGCAGCAGCAGTTGCCTTAGCAACTAACCTAGTTCTTGCTGGACCTTTAGGAGCAGCACCATTTTCTTTTGTATAAGCAGCAATATAGTCAGCAAGAATTGACTTTTTCTTCTCTGCTACCTTTGCTCTTCTTGCTTTCTTAGCATCAGCACGCTTCTCACTAGTTGTTCTCATGTCGTCAGCGCTTGTTTCTTGCTTTGTATATGTGCGCTTTGGACCACTTTCAGGTTTCTTTGACTGAACATCTTTTCTCAGAAGTTCAGTTGCTTTCTTTTCTGCTTCTTTTCCGCTTGGTTGAGCAGCAGGTTTTGAATCTCCACCACCACGTCTAGCAAGTGCTGCCTTTCTTCTCTCTTCTTTTGCTGCTGCCGCTGCTTTTGCTGCCCTTTCTTTAGGGTCAACGCTACGATCTACAGCACCAATTTGCGCTGTGGTCTTTCTTCCATCACTGGTAGTTTTAGCAGTTTGTGGTTTTGGTCTTACCTTTACCTTGGTTCTCTCACCAGTCTCTTTATCAACAACAACTTTAGTCCTTTGAAGTTCAGCATCAGACAATTTACGATCTCTTTCCCTTCTAACTGTCATTCCCGCAAAGTCTGGGCGGTCAAGAACTGTCCCTCTAGATTTTTCAGCAATAGTAATAAATTGTTGGAAAGAAATAGCCATGAGAGTATAAAATGAACTACAATACTTTCAGTTATTTATGAAAATATAAAAAAGAGGTCATAAAGACCTCTCATATCAAATCTCTTCCTCCACCTTACGGGACTTTGGTTTTGTAACAGCAACACGACCTTCTTCATAGAATTGTGCTACGCGAGCACGGCGAAGTTCCACAAGCATGTCATACTGTTCCTTTTGTTCCCGTGTATAGCGAAAGTCTTGGTTCCTCCAAGTCTTGCGGAGATCTTGCAGTTGGCGGAGAATGTCGTGGAAATACATTAGTTTAATCAGTAATCGTAGTTGGAGTTCATGTAGTCGGTGAAATAGTCACCTTCTTCATCATCTTTGAGTTCAGGAATGTCATAGATTTCTCCAGGCATATCCTGAATCTCTTGCCAAAGTTCGTCGTACATAGAAGGTTTTGCTCCTTACACTATAGAGACAGTTCCAATGGACCTAATTTTAATCAATAGGAAGTTTTGCCTGTGACTTACCTTTACGATGCCTCTCAATGTATTTACGGGCACTCTGCTCACTCAAGCACACTTTAAGTTGCTTTCCATTGTGAATAACCATAAGTTGGTTACAATATGGGACTACACAATATTTTCCATTGTCCACAATAAATCCTCCAAGTGGTTGGTCTGATAGAATAGTCGAGTTTGAATAGGGTTTCATAGTCACCTCTTGATTACAGTTTCGCAAATTTCGCCGTGCTCAAATACAATGTCAAGTGCGTTTTGAACTTTCTTGGCGGTTGTGATGCCAACCTTGTCATAGGTAGGGATAACTACCTTACCAAAGGGTTTGCGATAAAGCTGATACTGACCAGCAGGAATAGAACCCTCGCGCATACCTTTGGCATCCTCATGGTGTAGGCGCAGTGTGCGACCTACACTCTGTAGAATACCAATATAGTTCATAGAACGCATAAACACAACTGCCTCAAGACCAGAGACACTAATGCCCTCAGAAATGATGCTGTGGTGTAGAACTACAAACTTCTTGGAGTTATCCTTACCCCAGGCATTCAGAGTGTCAAAGAACTCCTCACGATTGACCTTCTTGCCGTCGATAACTGCACCAGTCTTAGCAGTAATGTAGAGCACAGAATAACCACGCTCCTGCATTTCTTGAAAGAAACTGGTGTTGTTCATCAGTCCAACGATCTGTTTAGTGGACTTTGCGCAAATTAGACCCTTGGTGATATATTCACCCTCAATGGTGTCTAGAAGGTGCTTACAGTCCCTCTCAAAGGCGTTAGAGCAAGCAATATCAATCTGCCTTACAGATACCTTGGGAGGAACAATAAACCCACCCTGAACAAGTTCAGGAGCAGGAACCTTACAAATCACATTACCATAAACCTCAGCGTCATTCATGCCGGGTTTGTTAGTGGCAACAGAGTTGATAGGAGTTGCTGTAAAGAAATAGCAACGATCTGCTTCATTGGAGAAGAACTCAGTGGCAGGAAAGAAGTTTTTCTTTACGCTATTGTGTGCCTCGTCAAAGTAAATGCTGTTGACCTCAATATCTGCCTGCTGAATACGATTGAGGGAGTTGTAAGTTGTGAAGATAATGCAACTCTCACCAGCGGTGCGAGCAACATTCGCAAACATATGAATTTGCTTGGGTCTTGTGGTGCTAAAATGGCGTGTATATCCAGAATGCACATGCATCACATGAACATTGGTAGTATCAATAACCTCAAGAAACTCATGACAAATTTGTTCAATAAGAAGAATGCGAGGAACAACTACAACAATAGTTTGTGGTTGAATATCAAGAATACGCTTCACATCCATAATCATAGTCAGGGTCTTACCACCGCCGGTTGGAACCACAATAGTGCCTTTATCATTAGAAACCATTGCATCGCAACCGCGAGACTGATGTGGTCGGAGTTGAATCATCAATAAAATATCAATATAGAAATAATACAGACCTCAAACCCAAAAGTCAAGAGGTCTGTGCCAGTTTCTTTTCTGTCCACCATTTTTTTATGCTTTCAGACCTTTTTCTTTTTGTTTCTTCACTTTGAACTCTTCCAAGACTTGCATTTCTCTGCTTTTCTTTTGTTTCTTCACTATGTTTCTTTACTCTTGGAGCTTTTCTATTACTCTCGGATATTTTGTCTCTATATTCTTTGGAATTATATAATCCACTTTCCCATCTCTTTTTCATGGCAAGAGACATTTTTTGTTTTGTTTCTTCCGACAATTTGCGCCCCTTTTTGCTGCCTCCCCTACTATCTTTAACCCAGTTCCTTAAAATACCTGTTCCGTCCCATTTAGTGCCGTAGATGTAAATTAAGTATTCTTCATGTTTTTGCGCATCATTCAACGACATATTGTCCTTGAGTATCAATCTCCTTTCTGTGGGTGGAACCGGACAAGTATGACTGGTTTTTTGAGTAATTCTATGGTATTTGTACCCCTTATGATGCTTTCCTCTACCAACATAATAGGGAGTTCCATCCTCACGCAAATATGCGTAAGTGTAATAGTTATTCATACTGCTTTGTGTTTGGCATTATTATTTATACAAGAAAAGGGGCATTTCTGCCCCCAATTCTTTGCTTGAATCGCCAAACACAAGCATCATTATTTAGTCATCAGGATATAAGTTAGGATTTCTTCTCTTATATTCTTGTTTCATTGCTTCTATTCTAGAAGTTCTCCTTTCTTTATCTCTAGCGACAGAATCCTTAAACCTAGAAATTGTATCAGCAGAGTTTTGCTTTGCTCTCATTCTTTTTGATTGGAGATCTTCGGTAAACTGCTGATACGTTTTCATTTTTATTTTTTTAGATATTTATCCAGGTGTCCTAAGCAACTCTAACTATTTTCAGTCTTTGTGGATTTACACCTTGTGATAGCAAAAACTGATACAAATTATAACATTTATCTTTTGTTAGGTTACTTCCATTATCTACAACAAACCACCCACTAGTGCCTTCTTCACGTAACTCATACAATGCTTCTTCTGACATAATCACCTCCCACTATCTTTTAATACAGTTACTTTTGAATAATATTGTTTAAATATAAGCAATCTTGCTGGATTGTTATTTTTTCCTACTGCTGGAAGTTTAAGAACTGAATAGTCATCACATATAAATGCAATAACACCAAAATGACCATTGTATTCTACTTCAGTGCCTTCAACAAACATTAGTTAAGTCCTCAAGAAAGAAATAGTCTTTTTTGTCACAATCAAACATAAACTCTTGGAAGATAGCGTGAGAATCGTCAAACCTGTCTTCTTCAACAAGTTCATCCATTCTTCTGCAACAAAAGTCTTCAAGGATGTATATGTTCAATTCTTTATCAGTCATTTTAGCAATCGTAAGTTCTGCCTTCGGTTATAAGTTTTATTTGGTTTTTTAGAAACTCAATTTCTTTCTTTTGATTCAGTATTTGTTCCCTCAAGTAATCAACTTGATTTGCATGTTCTCTCTTGAGATGAAAAACTAGAGCATCAGTTCTTGACATTTTTTTCTGCCATTAGGTGGTAAAGGACTCAACTACACACGATTCTTCATTAGAAGACAGAGGATAATTACGCGAGTTTACAACTCTATCACGCAAGTTTACATAAAACTCTTCGTTAAACCCCTCATCATAGTCTTTAATGAGATCGAAGCATTCATCATCGTCTTTTGCGATTACATTCCAAACTCCACCATACTCGGAACTTGGAAAGGGGACAAAATGATCAACGACGTATAAGAATTTCTGTGCCATTTACCTCTTTGGTATTACTTTTAGATAATAGTCCTATTTAACAAAAAAGTCAAGTGGTATGTGCCACTTGACTTACTGGTCTATTTGGTCTTGATTGTTTGATATTTCTCACAATCACCATTCAAACTTTTTACCATAAGATAACCAAACCGTTCCATCTTATCCCAGTGAACGGAAGCAGGATACTCATTAATTGCCCTCTTAAGATCTTTCAACTCTTTCCACTCTTCTTGAGTCAGTGTCATAGTTTGTGTGCGTTTCCTGATATATTATACTGCTATTTAATCAAGAATGAAGTTTTCTTAAGATTCTCTTTGGGATTGCTAAATGAAACTTAACCGAAGAATGTACCAAACAGACCATTATTATCTCCACCGTCCTTCATACGGTTCTCAATTTTATCAATGATTTTATCTGCTTTGATCAAATTGTCGATCTTGCAGATCATCTCAGAGATTTCTCTTGAAACAAATGGTTTCTCTTGTCTAGCGCTGAAAGATAAAGCATTCCTCAATGATGCCTCTGCTTCCTTCAAACTTTCTTCTACAGAATTGCTTAGGGACATAGTTTTTACTTAAACTCCTATGTATTTAAAATAACTTTGGAATGCCAGAAATCTACCATATCGCGGTTGACCTGGAGCATTCAAACTCCTACAACATTCACAGTAAGAGTTCCACTCATACCATGGTGTTGTAGGATCTAAAGCAGGACGTTCTGGGTCATATTCCCCAACTATCTTCCTAAAGTCAACCAACATTCTTTTTATTTTCTTCTACAATTTGCCAGTAGATTTCAAGTGCCTTGATACTTTCTGGGGTTTCTTCCCACTCGAATACGTCTCCTGATTTATTTTCAAATGTTTTTACTGTCATAGTTTTTATCCTCTTGTTTTATTATTATAACATATTTTAGAGTTTTCCGCCAACAGTTCCTTCATATGCTTTTACTTCATCAACTTTGCCACTTGCTTCATCTTGTCGCACTTTTAAGATGAAGCGCGTGGCGCTCACACATTCTTTTTCAGTAAGACTTGTGAGAATACATTTACCATCTTTATCATAAGAGTTCCACATTTTCCAACGTGATTGCTCCACATAGAAAGCACCATCATCATAAAATTGTTTTTCTTCAGGCATTTTTTATAAAATTAATTTTGGTATTTTGAAAGTTGACGTTTAACTTCGACTTCTACACTTACAAGTTTGTTGTGCAGAAACTGTTCAAATTCATTTCCTTCAAATAACTGTGACAGGTTGCCAATTTGAACCAGTGCCAAGTGAAGTTTCATTTCTTCAGACATTTTGGTTTTGAGTTTAGAATTGTTTTGTTTGGTTTGGTTTTTTTGATGGGTTTACCATTCTTATAATCAAGTTTAACTTCTTTTGGTTTTAATTTGTGTCTGTCTATGTATTTGTCAAGATGTTCCTGACATGAAAACCAACAGACTTTACCATCATCTTTGTGCTCCAATCGGAATCCAAAGGTTTCATAAGGAAACAAATTAACTTCCTTCATTTGTGCTCCCAAAAATCATCCCAATCTTTCTTTGTAGCAATGTCAAGTTTAGCACGTTGGTTATAATATTCTGCTTCACGCAGATTATACTCACGACACTTTTCTTTTTCCTGATCCGATGCTGCTTTATCGCACATTGCATTCAGTTCTTCTTCTGTATAATTTGTATTAAACTGAATAATACTTCTATCAGAAAGACTAAAATCACCAACTGGACTTGGAGTATCTCCAGTAATCAATGACATTGCCAGATTTACCTTTTCTAATTTCTTTTGATGATACTCCTTCCAGTCTTTCAAAGCATCCATTAGATCTGTGAAGAATGTCACACTCGAATAGTTGTCATCATCAAGATACTCTCCAACTATATCAAAAAGACGACACTTCATGTTTTGATGAAGCAAGTCAACTGTCTTTGGATCAATTTCCTTTATCATTGAGTTTCTCCTCAAGTTCTTCAATTTTAACATAAAGATCTTCAATCAATGAAGTTAGTTTGTAGAAGTTAACTTTTCCAAACTCATAGTATCCATTGTCTTCTGTAATTTCACCGAAGATTTCTCTCCATTTATGTGTTCTTTCAGTCATTTTCTCAGATTTTTAAGGTGTTCAAGAATCATTTGACGAATTTCCATTAACTCATTATAGCATAACTGATTGTGAGCACATTGACGAAGTTCTGAATCTGGTTTATGCACAGACTCAATAAACAAGTCTAAACCTCTGTTCCATTTAATTTCCTTAGACTCTGGTTCTGTGATGTGATTTTGATCTTTCATTTTGTTTTTTGTGGAATGGAACATTCAGAAGAAGTTACAGAAAGAACAGTATCAACTAATTCTTTCTTTTCACTATCATTAAGATAGTCATTATTATAAACTCTCCTTATAATAGCACTGGCATCTGAACAACTGATTAAAGCAGAAGCAAGTAAAGTGAACATGGCATACTTACCATACTATAATACTATCTATGATTACTTTGTAATCTTCCAGTGATCATTTCCTTTCTTACCACACCAGAAACCACACCTTTGATTGATAGAAACCAAATAGAACTTATCATCAGTTTCTTCCATTACTTGCATTCCATGAAGTGAATGCATTTTATTGTCAAAGTAAATCTTTGCTTTAGAACTCTTAGGAAAGATGTTCACAAACTTACGTTTGATAGTCATAAGAATCTCAAAGTGTCTTTAAGTATTATCAGAGATCATAGTCCTTATCAACCCTGACAAAGAGATTCTACTGGCATTCCAGGGACTTGTCAAGCCTTTGTTGTTGTGCTATAATTGATCTATGAATTCTCATTAAAAAGTTATGTTAATTAAACAAAATTAAATATAAAATATTCTTCTAGGTGAAATACTCTTATAATTATCTTATTTTTAGAGACCATATCTTCCTTTAAGAGCATTATAGTTTTGTGCGGACTCAGCGGTTGATAGAACCTTGTTGTAGATCATCATGGCTCCGATACTTGTCGAGGAGTTGAACCTAAAGCCGGACCCATAGTATCCATATCCTGTCAAAATTATTTAAAAACTTTCTGGCAAGATTACTGTCTCTAAAACTCTGAAACATTATCTTTTATTTTTATTTAGAGACCAAATCTTCCTTTGAGTGCATTATAGTTTTGAGTTATTTCTGATGCTGTGAGGACACGATTATAAAAACTACAAGAACTCATAAAACCATCAAAGAACAAACCAAAGTTTAAAACTTTTCCACATATTCTAGTATTTGTTCCTGTCCCAGCATATGCACCTCCACCTGTATGAGAATTATCTAAAACTCCATTTAAATAAATTTGTTTCACATAAGATGAATTGTTTAATGTAAAAACGACATTATACCAAGTTCCAGTACTTAAAACATTAGTTCCTCCCAGGTCATCTCCGTATAATCCAAAATGTATTCTGGAATTTCTTTGATTTAAGTGAAGTCCTCTTCTCGTACTAGAAGATCCATGTTGTAATAGTGGTCTGTCTCCTGTATAATTGCCAGTGTTCAAAGAATCAAAATTAACCCAAAAACTTGCGGTCCAGTTTCCTTGCCAAAATGCATCAGATAAAGAAGATGTTTCTGCCACATAATCATTAGTCCCATCAAAAACAATAGAACCACCATTAGCACTACTATATGTTGGACCATTTACAAGAGTTCCATTGTTATTGTTACCACTCAAATCATACCAAGTAGTTCCACTACCAGGATAAGAACTACTGTCTCCAGCATCAAGATTCAACTGAAGTCCATTAGTTATTATTTGGGGACCTGATGGTGGGGCAGTATATTCCAATTCGCGTTCAAAATTTGATGCTCTAATCCCAAACAAACCAGAAAATTTATCCTTATTGTAAATTTTTATTGCCATTTTAACTTGTTCCTATTCTAACTTAGAGACCATATCTGCCTTTAAGAGCATTATAGTTTTGTGTGACTTCTGATGCTGATAATTGTCTATTATATATTGCTATTTTTGCATAATCTCCAGGAAAATCTTGGCTTGTAGAAAATCCGCCGCCAGGACTGTCTTGTTCTTGTCCAAAAACTAGTGTTCCTCCTGTTGGAATAGATCCAGAAGTATATGTAGTTATTTCTGTAATGAAGGTTCCATCAATGTAATATTTTATATTAGATCCAGATCTAGCAATTGAAAAGTTGATATAATTTCCAACGTTCCAATTAGAATCTGAAAAAGTTGATTCAACAAAGCTAGTAGATCCAAAATAAGCGCGGATAGTATTAGCGGAGACTTTAAAAATAAGAAAAGCATTGGCGACACTACTAGTTTCGTAAGATACGAAAGATGTTTGAGTCGGTAGAGTATCAATTCTTATCCACATTTCTACGGTTAGATCTGTTAATCCTCCAATTACATCAGTTGCAGACCTTAAAACATAATCACCTTCATCATCTCCAAATGTAAATGATCCACCATAAGCACTGCTATATGTGGCACCACTTATTGTGAAATCATTATTATTACCACTTATATCAGACCAAGTGCTCCCACTACCGGAATAAGAAGAACTATTTCCGGCATCAAGATTTAATATGAGACCATTAGTTACTATTGCTGGAGTATATGTATATGTCCTTATCCTGTCAAAATTATTTAAAAACTTTCTGGCAAGATTACCATCCCTAAAACTCTGGAACATTATCTTTTATTTTTATTTAGAGACCATATCTATCTTTAAGAGCATCAAAGTTTTGTGTGACTTCTGATGCTGATAGTGCTCTGTTGTATATTTTTAAAGCTGATAAATTACCAGTTGTGTAATTAATACCACTTCCTCTCCTCATAAGATTTAAAGCACTTGTATTTGTTATAGTTCCAGTGAGGTTTAATGTTGCGGTTGAAGAAACAGAACTTCCAGAATTACCATAAACAGTAAGAGTTGAATTAGTCCAATCAAATACTCCACATATGTGCCACCAAACATTAGGAGAAATTTGAAGGGTTGTGATATTTGAAGAAGAACCATTATATACTGCTACTTGCATTTGTTGAGTAGATCTAAGATATCTAAAAACATATGGATATCCACCACTCCCAGACCACTTTTCTACAACATCATTATCCGAATATGTAGTATAGTTTTGAGTTGAATTTATATATACCCAAAAATCCACAGTGTAATTGTCTGAGATAGAGAAATCTGTAACTCCCGTTACATCAGCAATGGTTGCATAATCATTAGTCCCATCAAATACAATAGATCCACTATTAGAACTAGTATATGTTGGACCGTTGACAAGAGTTGCATTGTTATTGTTGCTACTCAAATCAGACCAAGTAGTACCACTACCAGGATAAGAACTACTGTCTCCAGCATCAAGATTTAATACAAGACCACTAGTTACTATTGATGGTGTTGATGATATAAAATAATAAGTTATTTTATTCTTATTTCTTCCATAAAAAATTCCATTTAATTCTTCCTTTACCGGTAAAAAATATTTAAATCCCATATCAAGGATCCTTATCTCCTAAGATTTGAAAGTTGACCATACCAGCATCAGGAATTTCAACTCTAATACTGTCGTTTGTTCCTGTAAGTGTTAAGGGATATGGATATTCTAAAAATGTTGTCTCTCCACTATCAATAAATTGACTGAAGAATCTATTAGTACTATCTGCTGCACCTACAGATCCTCCAGAGTTAGGAACTTCATGCATTTTACAGAATGCACTAGAAACTCCAACATTATGAATTACAAATCCTTTAATATATGTTTTTGTCGAAGAAGGGTTGGTATAAATTCCAACCGTACTCGCAGTAGAAACAGAAACTATATTTCCTAAATTTCCTTTTGCTAATGCCATTTTATTGTTTTGGTAATATTTATTAAGTGAATAAACATGCTGTAATATCTATTTCAGCACCACCTCCAGATTGCGCAGTCCATTGCACTCCAGAACCAGTAGAAGAAAGAACTTGTCCAGAAGAACCTAAAGAATCGTTATTGTCATATATCCCACCACGAAATTTGGCATCTCCATTAACGTCAAGAAGTTGTGATGGATTTATTGTTCCAATACCTACGTTAGTACCATCAAAAACAAAACTATTAGAACCAGCAGTAATATTTGAACTATTTTTATATAAAACTTGGTTAGTAGAAGCGGTTCCTGCTCCAACTTCTATAACACTTTCTGTACCATCGTCTTTCTTTAAAAATACTTTACCGTCATAAGTGTTAATAGCTAACTCACCTAAAGGGAGTTGTCCAGTTGTCGGTGTTTTTCCTTGAACGGAAGATCGTTTAAACTTAATCGTTGGATTTGCCATTTAACTAAAGACGATGGTATTTACCTAAAATCCCAGTATGTACTGAGAATATAAAATATTTATTTTAAAAGTCCTCATCTGCAGTTTTTGTGGAAGAAGATTTCTTTGTTCTTGGTGAAGATTCTTTTAATTTAAAACTTTCAATTTCATCTGCTTGAGATTGGATTTGTTTACTTTGTGTCTGAACCAAATCTGTCAGGTGTCTGACTTTTGCTTCTGTTGCAACCAATTGAGAAATTAAATCAAAACTTTTTTGTTGATATGCTGAAACCATATATTTTAAGTCTTGCTCATTCATAAAATAAGGGAAGTTATTTACTTCCCTTATTTAGATTTTAATCAAACTCTTAGAAAGATCCGCCATCAATTGAAATATTCTCAAGACTTCTTGTACTACCGCTACAAGAAATGACTTGAGAAGCACCAGCACAATCATTGACATAAAGTGAACCAATTTCAAACGCAGCATAAGAAGCAGCAGTCAGAACTCCACTGGATTCTGAAACATCATCAGCAACAACAATTCTTGATGTACTGTCGTCCCAATAAATACCTGCCTTCTTAGCAGAAGCATTATAGTAATTGAAAAGAACACCAAGATCTTTGTTTAAATCTGATGAAGGTGCTGAACCATTAACAATGCCAAGTTCTAGAAGTTGATCTTCTATAGTTGTTTGACTAGTGTTGACTTGTGTTGTAGAACCATTAACATAAAGGTTTCCAGTAACAGTAAGATTATTGGAAACTGTAACATCATCTGGAAGTCCATAAGTAACAGATTGACCAGAAACTGTTACATTAATTTCATTTGATGTTCCACCAAATGTCAATGTTTGTGAAGTCGCTACACTTCCACCACCACCACCAGTTCCATTGGTTCCTTCAGCAGTTGTAATCGTCAAATCTACAGCAGCAATGGCAGTATCTGTATAATCCTTTACTGCTGCTGATGTTGGTAAAGTTGTATCATTGTCATTTGAGGAAATTCCTTCTCCTTCAGTTACGATAGCAGAAGCAGCAAAATCAGCAACCTCTACATTTGAAAGTGAGTTGCCAGTTCCATTAGCGTCGAAGGTCTTGTTGGTTAAAGTATCAGTAGAAGACGCAGTAAATGAAGTGTTAACTGTGGCAAATGATAAGTTTCCGTTACCATCTGTGGTGATAACCTGTCCATTAGAACCATCAGTTCCGGGGAAAGTATAAGTAACAATACCGGCAAGACTATCTGGAGACTTGAGAGTAATAAATGAAGTTCCGTTGCTGGTTCCTTCTACAAGATTAACACCACTTCCAGTTGAAGTAGTACTATTTGTCCAGAAACGATGAGAACCTACAATTTTATTTTCTGCAGTTGTGGAGTTTACCCCAACATAAAGATCAAATGCGTCTGTTGTCCACCCAGGTTCTCCGGCACGAAGTCCTGGCAAATTAGCTAGAGCACCTCTTTTAAACTGAATTATGGGTGAAGCCATTTTTTATTTTTTGTTTTCTATTTATTATTTAGAAAATTCCCGCATCCACTCCTTTAAACTCAATATTGTTAGGATCTAATTCAGTTTCTAATTGACCGATAAATTCTTCAGGAATAAGTTCTGGATCTTCTTTTGCTGAATTGGAAAGAAGAAGATCTAATGATTGTAATATAAAACTATCAGACTCACTATTATATACCATTACTTTATTGTTTGTAAGATCGTTATCATCAAAATCTAATAATTTTTTAACTTTTGTTGACATTAGAATTCTCCTCCATCAAGAGATTCTACTTGAATTGTTCCCAAATCAAGTTGATCTTCTAACTGATCAATAAAATCTTCTGGTGCTGGAGTTGCTGTTGATTTGGTTAGAACATCATCTGGCGACATAAGAGAAAAATCACCTGTTAAATTGTCATATGTAACAACATATCCATCTTTAGTGGAATCTAGAGTTCCAAAATCTACATCTCCCATTTCTCTTATTAAAGATGGTTGTCTTGTAGATTCTACTCTCGATTTTACACTGCTAAATGATGAAGAAGACTTAATATTTTTTACTTCAGAAACTTTTCTTGCAACTTTTGCCATTTAAATTTCCCTTTAAATGAACGATTAAAGAATTCCAGTTGTAATTCCGGCATTTACCAAAGCCATACCCTCAACAAATCTTGACAAAGAACCAGAAGGAGACTTTAAAACTATATCATAATAATATCTACCTGGATCTAATTTTGAAGTTTTTCCTGATGTCATTGCAACAGAAACTTCTCCAGTTGATCCAGTTATACTTACTTGAAAATCTTGATATTTTGTAGAATCGGGATGTTTTTTTATGTAAGAAAATCCCAAATAACCAGATAAGTTTGAAGCAGAACCATCATTTTCTGTTGAGGTAAAAACTTCACTAAAGTCTTGACCCTGTTGAATTGTAATGTTTACTACAGGAGTTGCTGCCATCTTTTTTTAACTATTTATGTTACACAAAAAACCCCACAGATTATTCTGTAGGGTCTTGCAGAAGGTTTTTGTGGTGTCTATCAGGCAGAAAAGATGTTTACGAATTCTTCTGGAAGATAGCACTCATTTGCAAGTGCTGTCATTTCGGCAATAAGATCTGCTGGAACTGTTGTTGCATTTTCAATCGCAGTCCAGTTGTTCTCAAAGTCAGTGTAGTTTTCATTTTCTATAACAAGTAATGTCGCAGGAAGTGCCAAAGCTGCTACAGGGGCAGTTGTCATTAACCCGCCAACAAATGTATTGAGTGCTGTTGATGCAACTGCTGTTGTTTTGAACTTATTCCAGTCTGGGACAAATCCTTGATTATAAACAAGTTGCCCAGAACTATAAGGAGCATCGTCAACATTAATGTCTAATATTACATATTTTCTCTTTGCTTTGTACCAAACTGCCTTATGAGTTAATGGATCAAAATCTCCTTGAGATGAAACAATTGCATTTCCATCAGAATCTAAAGATAAATTTCCATTTTCATCATATTCATACATTGTTGCTTGAGGAGGTACTATAGGACCGATCCAATTCAATAAAGACAATTCTGCATTGGTTAATCTCTTTAGATCAGTTCTAACTGTCCCATCAGCAAATCTCCAACGATCTGGAAGTTCTTGTGGAACACCACTGTTTGGTGGACTATATAAATTCATTTTTCTTTGTACTTTTTGATTATTTAGTATAGTTTTACTTCACTGTAAGTGGAGTTTGTTTTTTCATTGATATGTTTTTTGATTCTTGCCCTTTCATCATTTGTGATGTAAACGGCTCTTGCAAGTTCAATAAATGTTGATGAAAAGTCTTGTTGTTTCTCAAGGTTTCTTAACTCATCTTCAATCACCCATAGTTTTTCATTCACTTCTTTGAGTGATTGAAGGTCTTGTTCTTTGTAAACCTGATGTTCTTTTGCGATGTTTGTGAGGTCAGTGAGTTCTTTGTGAATATAAGGATTATTAGAATATTGTGATTTGATTTGGAGTATTGTGATTTTATCTAGTAGTTCACCGACTGATATTGGAGTTGTTATAATCATTTTGGAAAAAACGTACAAAGTTCAATAAGTCACACAACGGAAGGCACGAACCTTTGTTATAGAGCCGGACGCCTTAGTGCCGCCTGAGCACGCACTGCCATTACTATAATTAACAATGCACACAAACGTATCACTCCGCTCTGTAGAAGAATGATAGTAGCAGGTGGAGGAGAAGGAGTCCCAGTTGGTTCTACAGACGTATCCTGGATTCTGTAGAATTTCCACACAAGGAACAAACCAATCACTAGGATTAAAACCACAAGAAATTAATTGATTGTAAAGAACTGGAAAGTTTGTACTCGTGATTTCTGGGTGTACTGAAACACCTGCAGGGGAGTTATCAATATTACCACAGGCAGTATAGTTTCCCCAAGGTTCGCCGACTTGTGTTGTTTCTGGTGCAACAATCCATGCCTTTCCTCCTGCTTTACAAATCAATGCAGAACCATCAGGTAATATAGTTCCTTCGGGGCATGATATTGCTAAACTATTAATTGATTCTGGGAGGGGCAACCACCATTCTGCTGGTCCAGATGTAATTGTCATGGTACTTTATTAAATATTTAGTTCTTAATAAGTCACACAACGGAAGGCACGGACACGTTGGTTGCCTGTCTTAAAGCAGGGTCGCGCACCACCAGTGCCAAATGCAAAAGCGCACGCACGTTCAGCACAAATCTCCGTAGAAGACCAATAACAGCTGGTTAGGAAGGAGTCCCAGTTGGTTCTACAGACATATCCTGGATTCTCTAAAAGTTCTATGCAAGGAACAAACCAATCACCAGGACTAAAACCACAAGAAATTAATTGATTGTAAAGAACTGGAAAGTTTGTACTCGTGATTTCTGGGTGTACTGAAACACCAAGAAATGGAGTATCAATATCACCACAGGCAGTATAGTTTCCCCAAGGTTCAGTAACCTGAGTGCAAGATGGTGCTACAATCCATGCGGTTCCTCCTGCTCTACAAATTGTTGTAGAACCATCAGGTAATATAGTTCCTAAGGGGCATGATAATGCTAAACCATTTATTGCTTCATTAGTTGTTATCCACCATTCTGCTGGTCCAAATGTAACTGTCATGGCACTTTATTAAATATTTAGTTCTTAATAAGTCACACAACGGAAGGCACGGGCTTTATGTACAGAAGTTTTAATCCTCGCTTCTCCACTACCACTGCTTGTTATGCCACAACCGCAACATAAGGTCCGTACATCGGCAGCCTCCTGAGAAGACCAATAACAGGTCGAGGTGTAAACGTCCCAGTTGCATCTACAGACGTATCCTGGATTCTGTAGAATTTCCACACAAGGAACAAACCAATCTGCAGGATTAAACCCACCAGAAATTAAACAAGAATGAAGTACAGGAAAATTTATACTTGTAATTTCTGGGTGGTTTGAATTACCTGCAGGTGGAGTATCAAAATAACCACAGGCAGTATAGTTTCCCCAAGGTTCGCTGGATTCAGTATAACAAGGAGCAACAATCCAGGCAGTACCTCCTGCTTTACAGATCAATGCAGAACCATCAGGTAATATAGTTCCTTCGGGGCAGGATATTGCTAAACCATCTGCTGCTTCCTTGGTTTTTAACCACCATTCTTGTGGGCCTATATACATTCCCATGGTTCTACTTAATCCCTTTATAAATTATTTATCTTATAGTAGATTCATATTCACATTTACCCGACACTTGTCATCGCTGCATGTTGTGCTACAATGAAGTTTGGAACCATCAAATAATAACAAACGATTTCTAACAGATTCTACTTCTACCTTATCTTCTAAAATCGTAAGACCGTTGTTTGTATTTAAGTAATAAATTGCACCAATGTTTTCATAATCATAATCGATGTGATTATTATGTCTTTCTACTTTTTCTGTAGACGGATATAAGTTTGCTTTAATTCTTATGACTTTTGATGGACTTAATTTTTTCAATAAGACATCAAAAATCTCATAAGAATCAAACATATGAGTAAAATAATAAGAAGAAGTAATCTTTAAGTTCTCCTGCAAATTAGATACATTAGGTGTTAGGTTCCAGGAGAATTCACTATTAAGAATTGAGTTTTTTATCTTAAGAAACTCTTCTTCACTTAAAAAATTATCAAAAATTTTATACATAACTACCAATTTTTTTCGATACTTCTTGTATCTTTCTTTCCACTACAGTTTCTTCATTTTTTTCCTCTATTCTCTTTACTATTTCATTGTAAGCAATATCAATTTCTTCATCAGTAAACATAATTCTTTCTTCATTCAGTCTTGTTGCAAGTGAACTATCCGTATTGCAGATTCTCATTGGTGCTGGATAAAACTCACAATCTCTTTCAATAATATGAAAATCTTCTGGATAAGAAACATTATTTTTATGAGTACCAGCAATTACTACTGATGCTTTTTTTCCCATTGCCTTTGCAAAGTGTTGTCCACAAGTATCGCAACCAATAAAATAGTCGGCATTTTTAATAATACCAATCCACTCTCTCATATTTGGGTCTGGTTGTGGTTTATATGAGATTGAATCGTGATGCTCATGTGCTCCCATAAAAATTATATTGTAATTTTTTGAGAGTTTGTTTACCAGATTCTCATAGAACTTTTGTGGAATTGATCTGAATGTTGGATCAAATATTCCCATAGGGCATCTATTTGCTGTGCTTCCATATGGTTGAACTACAATAGTTTTACTTTTCTTCTGCAATTCCTTTACTTCATGAATAATCTGATTTCCTTTTATGTCTTCAAACTGCGAAAGTTTAAAATAATTTTTGGTAAGATTTTCATAATCTTTAGTCCCATTAATCTCTTGGTGAAATGCTTGTATGAGACTTATTTCCCCTCTATAATATTCAGGAATCTTGTATGGCTCTGGGACAATGACTTTATCCGCGTCCCAAAAATACTTTTCAAAAGTTCCTTTTATCTCCGGATTAAAAGTTCTTCCTTGTAATTGAGGAAATCCCCAAGAAAGAAAATCCCATCCATGAATCATGAAGTAAAATTCTTCTTCTTTGTGCTTCTCTGCAAAATACAGTAATGCTGGAAGTGCCGTCAATGCTCTTCCAATACCACCATCAATGGTAACAATTGTTTTCATAGTCCATTCATTATTTTCTGTATTTATTTGTATTGCTGATGAGGTATTGCAATAAGACCTTGTGATTGATTATAAGGTTTCCAAAATTCCATTTTCATTTGTTGATATTTCTGCTTAACTTCTTCTGGGATATGATACTTACAGTCTTCATAATATACTATTGGTTTAATCTTATGAAGATTTGGGACACCAGATTTTAAATCAAACTTTGAATTTTCATAATCCAATTCATTAAAGTCATGATCATAATAATCTATTCCGATAAACTCATAGATATTTTTCATTGTTCTTTCTGGAAACTTGCAAAGTGATTCATATTCGACAAAATGAATCATCTCAGGATTCTTTGCAACACCTTCTTTCAATGAAGTATAATGTGGAATGATGGAACGATTATAAATTTCATCACTTCTTTCAAAGATATTCTGGGAATATGTGAAATCATTGATTTGTTTATAATATAGTGGATTATTAGACCATAATTTCTCAAATGAGTTAATAATTTCGTCAATATTTCTCACACAACACAAAACTTTGGTGTTTGGAAAAATTTTATTGATAAGTGAAGTATGCCTTGTCCAACTCCTTGAGGTATCAAAAACTGTAGATTGATTATGTTGAGAATAATATCCTTCAAACAAACTTTGAATGACATTAATACGTCTTTCTTCATCAATATGCGGACTATTTTCACACTCGCTGAATACTCTTACAGTATTCTCCACAATCATTGATAGTGGTGATGATATATCCGCATAAAAATCTGGGTTCTGTGAAAGAATTGTGGACAATAAAGTTGAACCAGATCTTGGAAGACCTGAGACAAAAAAATAATTTTTCATTTTTATGAATACATTGATGATAGTTTTTTATTTGTAAAAAGTTGATTGGTTTCTTCAAACCAAATATAATTTAAGTCGCTATTTTTGAGAGTTTTAACTGCATCATCTGGTGTCTCTACAAGAGGTTCTCCTGCAAGATTAAAACTGGTATTTAATATAATACCAACACCAGAAAGTTTCTTAAACTCTTTAATTAACTCATACAAATATCCATCTTCTTTTGAAGTTGTTTGAATTCTACAAGTGCCATCAATATGAGTAATTCCAGGAATTAAATCAGTTTTTACTGGAAATGAAATAGTCATATGTGGAGAAGATTTTATAACTCCCATGTCAAAAAACAAATCTGCATCTTCTTCCAAAACAATTCCAGCAAAGGGACGATACCATTCTCTCTTTTTAATTTTATTTACAATCTCTTTTGCATTTGGGTGTAATGGATTGAAGAAGATTGAACGATTGCCTAGTGCTCTTTGCCCTGCTTCTGCAAGTCCTTTATAAACAGCAACAGAGTTGTTTTGATGTAAAAGTTTTGCAATCTCTTGTAAGGTCGTAGTTTTTGATCTATATGTGGTTAAATCATATGTTTTTCCATGAAATGCAGTCGTTACAATAGGTCTTTTTGTTTCGTCATTCGTTCTTTCATGGTGAAAATGTTTTGCTGCACCAATAGGAAGTCCTCCATCATCAGCATTAGGCTCAAAGTAAAATTTAACATCTGGTAATTGTTGCAAGTAATAATGATTTGCAACAATATTCATCGCATAACCGCCAACCATACAGACATTCTTGCAACCAGTTTTTTCTATTGCTCTTTTAATCAAATTGACAACAGTATCCTGAGTCTGTGATTGTACTTCATAAGCATAGTCTGCATAGAACTTATAGTTGTCTTTTTTAATTGTGCCAATAACCTTATCTTTATGGGAATTATAAAGTCTTGAATGAGAAGAATCTTCGGTAAACAAATCCCAATTTGGTTGAGACTTTTCATTAAAGAATGAAGGGTAGTCACCCTTTTTTCCATAGGAACTTAGTCCCATGGTCTTTCCATTCTCAAGAACACTTTGAGACATCAAAACTGTTGCAGTATTATAAACATTTACAATACCACCCTCCTTAGGATTGATATTGCATTCATACTCTTTATGTTTTTTTAAATATCTATCTAAAGAAACTGTTCCATTCCCAGAAAGATGCGAATGCTCTTTATTTACAGAAACATTTTTAATCACACACTCAAAACTGCAAGGATATTTTGCAAGATAAACTGATTCGCATTCTGCAACACCATCAGTATAAATTGACCCTTGTCCATCTATCACTACAATAAGAGATTCTTCAAATCCACTATTATAAAATGCAAGTGCTGCATGTGAAAGATGATGAAAGTAACTATATTCATGTATGTTTTGCTCTGAAACATTTGCAAGATTTGCAATTAATTTCTTGTCATTACTTGAGCATGAGGGATATGAAATAACTGTGGCACAATCTATTTTTCCCTTAAAATCATTTAAGCATTGTTTAATTGCAAGTTTTGGATTAACATCTCTTTTAATTCTTGAAAGTCTTTCTTCCTTATAGTAAGTCTCAACTTCTCCATTTGATAGAATACATGCTGAAGAATCATGAACTCCAAAATTAACTGATATAATGTTCATTATGCATACCCAGATTTGTTTTTAATATTTTTATGTGTTTTTCTTACAACAAAATTGCCAATTACAAGAAAATCGATATCAAGATTATTTAATGCATTTACTGCGTCTCTAGGAGTCTCTACAATTGGTTCTCCATTATCATTGAATGAAGTGTTAAGAATTACTGGAATGCCAGTAATAGAATAATATTCCTTAAGAAGTTTTGTAGTTTCTGGTTGATATTCTTCAGTGATAGTTTGAATTCTGCAAGTTTTATCTTCATGAGTAATTGCGGAAATTTGTGGAATTTTTTCTTCCTTTACAGTCAATGAATATAACATATAAGGAGAAATATAATCTTCTTCAAAGTAATCTGTAAGATTTTCTTCAAGAATAATACCTGCAAAAGGACGCCAATATTCTCGGTGTTTTACCCTATGGTTCATAATATCCTTATTTTGCTTTGGCGTAGGATTCATAAACAAAGATCTAGAACCTAGCGCTCTTGCTCCAAATTCACTCCTATTTTGAAACCATGCAACAATTTTATTTTGAGAGAGCTGTAGTGCAGTAAATTTACAAACCTCATCTATATTTTCAAACTCATGATAGTCATATTCTTTAATTTCTTCCTCAATTTCTTCTTTGCTATAAATTTTACCTAGAAGTGAGATATTTTTTGGAAGTTGAACTTCTTGATGATGCTGATGTGTTCCGTAACACGCAGCTCCGAAATGAAGTCCAACATCATTTGTGCAAGGTGGAATATGAATGTTTAATCCAAGTTCTTTAAGACGACTATTTCCAAGAACATTAAGAAAAGATCCTCCAGCAAGACAAATGTTTTCATCAAGATAATTTAATTTCTTCAATTCACTAAAATAATCTACCAATGCATTCTCAAAGTTTTTTTGAAGGATATAGGATTTTTCATCTGCTGTTTTGATTCCAAATTCATTCCTAAAGTCAAATATTACATAAGGAAATTGATCATACAATAAATCTTTGGAAAGTTTATATGTTTTAATGTCCTCTACTGAATCATTCTTTCCATATGCGGAAAGTCCCATAATCTTTCCGTCCCAAGTTTCTCTATATTTTTCATCATATCCATCAATATGTTCTCTAATTTTTTCGCAATAAATTTTATGCGCACTGTCGTGGTAATAAGAACCAAAATTGTTAGTTCCACTAATACCATTAAAAAATCTAAAGATATTTTTCTTCTTATTAAAATAACCAATTAAATTTGTTTCTGCATGAATGGAGTTGCTGCATGAGTAGTCATAGATTAAAGATCCTGCTCCATCAAGAGTAATAATACTTCCTTCATCAAATTCTGAAGAGAACACTGATGAAGCTGCATGAGATAAGTGGTGTGAAACAATATGAAACTCTGCATTTGGAAATGTTTCTTTGATTTTATTTTCTATCACACCATCAGTCAATTGGCGATAGAAAATATCAAGGCACATTGAAGGTATGTATACATGATCTACATCTTCATAAGAAATGTTACCTTCTTTTAAACAATAAGCAATAGATTGCTCTGGAAAATTTCCATCATGTTTAATTCGAGTCAATCTTTCTTCTGAGATTGAGCAAATATGTTTTTCGTTTATGAATAATGTTGCACCAGAATCATGAACCCAAGTAAACTCATCGTGACTGTCAAATGACTTGTTTGCTTCCCATTCAAATGCACCATAAAGTCCAATAATAATCATTTTTGTTGTTGTGGAACTGCAATTTGTCCTTCTGGAAGAACCATTAGATTAAATGAAATAGAAATTCTTTCATCATCATGAAGATTAGTTTCTACTGAATGTGGAATATATGATGGGAAAATTAGAATAGAACCCTCTTCAGGTTCAAGTTTCATCATTTCACCAGTAAATTGATTTTTCTCTTTTACAAGAGAAATTCCTCCCCAAAGACGATTTAATCCTGGATTTGAAAGAACTAACTTTCCACTTTCTTTTGGAACTTTAAGATAAAATACGCCAGATAAAATCTCTCCATGAACATGCTCACTGTTCATACATTCTCTAGAGTCATTAAAATTTACCCATGCATTGGTAAGAAAAATATTATTATCTACAAAATTAAGGTCTTTAACGGCAGATATTGCCATTTCGCAGATATATTGAAATAGTGGACGAAGTTCTACCTCACCTTGAAGGGTAAATGGTGATTGATAACCGGAAATATTTGATTTGTGTACTCCTTGTGGATTTTTTTCCTTAAAATTTCTCACACAAGAAAGAAAAGATTCTCTATTTTCCTCAAAGTCAGGATAAACAGACATCCAAATGGGAGTCGAAAAAATTGTTGCAAGTTCCATAGTTTATTTCAGATTTGATTGATATGATAAATCTTCGTTGATATTTATGTAAGATTTAATAAGTCACACAACGGAACAGACGAACTCTATAAGTACTTTGCGATTTA